CTAAGTAACCGCCTACTGTTGGATTAAAGACATCATTCATTGATGTAAGGCTGCTTAAATATAAGCTATCGCCTACTGTTGGATTAAAGACATCATTCATTGATGTAAGGCTTCTTAAATCTAAGTAACCGCCTACTGTTGGATTAAAGACATCATTCATTGATGTAAGGCTGCTTAAATATAAGTAACCAGTAACTACACAATTAAATCCATCAGGCAATAGTTTTTCATACCTTAAATCTAAATCGCCATCAATGTATATCTGCCCATTTCTGATTTCATAGCTGATATTATTTTTAGTTAAAAATTCTTTTACTTTTTTTGAAATTCTCATTTACAATCTTCCTTCTATTAACTACCTTAAAGAAAAAAAAAGGGGCGATAATGTCGAAAACCGCCCCACTAAAAATAGAGAGTATTTATTTTGGGTCTAAGAAATCAATCTGTTCAGCTACTACATAAACCTTACTTCTTTTTTCTCCATCTTTTTCCCAATTATCAACTTGTAGCCGTCCTTGTATTCCTATTTGTGAGCCTTTTTTAAAGTGTTCTCCTATTAATTCTGCTGTTTTATCCCACGCTTCAATGTTTATCCAGTGGGCTTCATCTTTCTTTTTACCTTTAACGGCAATACTGAATGAAGCTTTTACTTTTCCAGAATCGAAATATTTTAACTCTGGATTATTTCCCAATCGGCCAGTTAAACAGGTAGTGTTCATGCTATCTCCTTTTTAAGCTCATTTACTCTATTCATAACCTTTGCAAAGTCTGATTTTTTAAACTCTTTAGTGCTTGTTACTCCAAATTCTTTTTTAACCTGTTGTTCAATTTCAGGGTGTTTAGATACCAATGTTTTAAAGTTTTTTATGTTTGAATCGTTAAAGTATTCAATATTATCTTTCCCTGAAACAGGTTTAATATCAGGTTTATTTGGTTGCTGAAATCTGCTTTCTGTCTTTTCTCCATTCGGGTTTAATTGCTTACTGTCTGGATCGTCTTTATCTGTTGGAATATTAAAGAATTTCAACATAAAATATTTTTCTGCATATGTGAGAGCCTTTCCTACTCCCTTTTCTCCTGTTGTGTCTATTCCTTGTCCATACCATTTAACTGATATCTTTTCTTCTGGGTTATCAGCATTGACCCAAGTGAATGTCATATCTAATTCTGTTAGTATCTCAACTGTTTCATTTCCTTTTGAGTTCTTGCCATGCAGTATATCAGCGTATCTGGCAGATTCTACACTAGGAATTAAAAGCAATCCCAGATCATCCATTTTTTCTTTAAGTGCAATTAAAACCTGACTGCTTGATACATAGCTGTACTGAAAACTTTTGTTTTCTTTTTTAAGGTATGGTGCTACTTTTCTAACTTCAATAAGTTTTTGATAAATATTCATTTAAATAGTTCTCCGATTTACTTTACTTTAATGGTTCTTCATCCTCTATTACTTCAAAATCGTTGTACTCTTTCCAGTATTCACAGTCTGTGTGATCGCAGTGGTTGCAGTTGTAATCTCCTGAATGATATTCTGAGCTTGGCTCAATCCGTTCAGGTTCACATCCTTTGTTGTAATCTTCAATCATTCTGTCTAAATATTGATCGTAACTCATATACACCGCCTTTCTATAAGTTTAAGGCTAGGCTCAAGCCACACGCAAAAGCCTACCTTTAAACTTATGTTTTCCTAACATAAACTCAACTCATACCGTATTTGACACGCCCAGCTGTTACTCCACATACTGACCGCTGCAGGTTTTAAGCACATAACCTGTGGAAACTGACTTATTCAATTTTCAAGGGTGGCCGATTTGCCTTGTCTGGCCTTAGTAGACCAGAGAGGGGAAATCTAAGCTACTTCTTTTAGTTCTATGTCTGCCATCTGGTTAAATTCTGCCTCAGTGATCTCAACCCTGTTTCCTAAAAAATCTATGTAAAAATATCTATCTTCTAACTGTTCAACATATTCACTGACTATTCCGAGGCCGTTGTCTGTTTCGTCTGATGTACTTAAAATTATTTTCATTTACCATGCCCTCTTTTTGGTGTTTCTTACTTTTTTTGAATTCCTTTTGACGAACATTTCTGATATTTTGTAAGACATTCTTTCAAGTGTTGCCTGTAATTCTTTGCTTCTCTGCCTTGCCTCATTGATATGACTTTCAAACATTTCTATAAACTCTTGTTTTGACCAATCGCCAGATTCAACTTTGCCACCGTATGAATCCCAAAAGCTATTTAATTCATAAGTTTTTTCGTAGTCTGTTAGTGAGTTCAGGAATGTTTTAAAATCCTTTTGTGCCATTTTATGAATCCTCATTTTTTGAGTAAGCGGTTGCTCTCCCTGACTAGCAGGGTTGATTTTTAATTTAGTTTTGCTATAATGGTTTTGAAGTTTGTTTAAAGGCCATTAAGGTCTTTTTTTATTTGTTATTTTCCTTTGCTGGATGAATGCCATATCTAGCTAATTTCTTAAATACTGCTATTTGACCTTTTGGTGTTATTCTTGGACTTGGAGCAAAGCCTTCTTCATAATACTTTAACTCAAAATAACCTTTGCCATTGTTGCTATCGTATTCAGCTAAAGGCTCACCATTCCACATTAAATATTTAATCTTTTCAAAGCCACTGACTTGACCTTTTAAAAGTTCGTAAATGCTGTCACTACCTTTTAATGCTACATTTTTACTATTCGGATAGACAAAACCATGAATCTTGGCAAAAACTTTTAAAGGTAATGAGTTCTTATTTGGAATAAATGAGCTGTCAACAAAATCAACAACTGGTTTAATGGCTGCTATCTCGTTGTCTTTTTTCTCAATAAGTAAGTTCTTTTCTTGAATAATGATGTCTTTACCTTCAAGCTCAACAAGCATAAGCTTAACGCTTTCAACTAAGGTCAAAGCTGGTTTAGGTTGTGCATTAAATGAACCTGTTTTGCGTATTTCAGGTAAAACAATACCATTGACATACTTCTTAAATCTTTTTGCAGTTGCTTTCCTTGATGTACTTATTAAAGAGTATAAGCCTGATTCGTTAATGGTTAATACTTCTCTGTTTTGACCTGATATATGTAATGTATAGATCAGCTTTTCATCTTCGTCTAATCTTTCTATTGCCTGAGAAGCATTTTTTATTCCTAGGATTTCACATACATCTTTTGCAACAAACCAAACTTTTCCATTGTTATCTGTTTGGTATGAAAACTCGTGACCTTCAAAGATACCTTGTAATAATGAAATAATATTTTCTTTTCTTTCTGTTGGTCTAATTTGTAATACTGACACGTTATATATTCTCCCTTTCTATTTTTAATTTAAGACCCTTAATCTCTTTTTCTTGTTTTTTAATTATCTCGATACATTTGTGTATGCAATTACAATGTACCTGTCTGTATTTTCTTAAATATTCTAGTTCTGTCAGTTTTTCCTCCTTCTATAAATTCTCTTGTTAGGCAATTTTATTTATATTTTGTTTTAGTATGATTAAGCTGATTTTTTAATTAGATGTTTATTCTTTTTAACGAAATCAACTACAAGCTCGATAATTATTTCAGTCATTGATTTCTTTAATTTAATGGCAATGATCTGAAAATCCTCCTTCAGGGATTCTGGTAGTTTTAGAGCTAATCTTTCCAAAGTTGTACTCCTTTCATTTTTTTGTGTTAATATTACTAAAATTGTTTTTCTATTTTTGATACTTTTAGTTTATTCGCAATTACGAAAAAAGTCAACATATTTTTCGTTAAAATTCCTAAAATGTTTCGTTATTTTTACAAAGGTATAAAAATGAATATCAGTGAACGTCTTAATAGACTAATGATAGAAAAGAAAATGAAAAAATCCGACCTGGCGAAAGCCATGGATACTTCATCAGGTTATATAAGTGATATTCTCGACAATCCTAATAAGAAAATTGGTAGTGACAAATTAGCCTCGTTAAAACGAAACATTCCAAATTTAAATATAGATTGGCTTCTTAATGGGATAGAGCCTATGTTTATTTCTGAATACGAAACCCTCTGTAAAGAAATACAAGGCCATATCCCCCCTGAATTAGAAAGCATCATAGAAGAATATATAAAAACAGGTGATGAGAAAGTTAAAGAAAGAATGCTTGGGATAATGGAAGGGATAAGGATAGCAATTAAGAAATGAGAAAGATTATTTTAATACTATGCTTATTGATTTGTTTACCTGTTTATAGTTGGGATGGTATTGATTTGAGAACCGGAAAACCTATTGACATTTTATCAACGAGTGGTGGCTTTATAGAATGGTTATATCTTGAAGATGGGGAATTGCATCTTGATTTAATAGATTTTATTGATGATGAACAAATATTTTTTATAGACGTTAAGACAAAAGAACCAAGAATATTCGATATGTCTTAAATAAAAAAACTGTGGTAGCTTGGTCTTTGTCGTTCCTGACATAACGGCATCCTTTCACCAAGTTATCACAGTTCCCCAAAAGGGGTTATAAATATTATAACATATTGTCAGGAGGCATCAATGCCTCCTTGTAATTTCTAATGCTACAGCCTCCCCAAAAACCTTTTTTACAGCTATAAAAATAATGACTAAATCTGTAATACTCAGTTTAGTTTTTTTTGACAATTCGATTTCCCTGACACGCATAATTTATTCCTTCCTTGAAATAAAATAATAACAAGAAAAAGACGGCTCAAAATGGCCGTTTTTCTTACTATGACATGATTTCATGAAAATGAATTAGTAAACTTAACATATCCTCGGTTGTTATAAATTGTTACATAATTTTGTACTTATTTTCTAAAAATTAGTAAAACCGAAAATATGTGAGTTAATTTTATATTTGTTTGTGTTTTATATATTTATAGGAAATAAAATATAAAGGCTTTGTTAGAATGATTAATATAAAAAATACAACACTTGCATTTAATAATGCAGAAATTGAAAGTAATATTTCTAAAGAAGAATTAACTAAGTATATTCTTTATTCTGTAGCTAATGAATTAATGAATAATATGGCCAGTAATGGAATAATGGCCTATATAGAAGATGAATTACTTGCTATGAGTAACGATAAACTTTTAAGTAAGACTAAATTAAGCCCTAGTTTAAAGAAAATATTCTATAATCTATTTAAAAGTTATAATATCCAGTGTATGAGAGTAGGGTTATTAGGATTTAAAGATTGTAAATTTTATCTGGAAGATTCAGATATACAACTATGGCCTGGTACTTTTATAAATTCAGTTATGCAGGGTAAAAAGCTGGATTTAAGCATAAAAAATTAATATATGGAGTAAAAGTTAAAATTACTCCATATATAGAGTAAAAAATTGACAATAAAAAAGCCCCCGGTTTTATCCGGGGTTGTTCATGTAAATTTTGTTTGTATAATTGTTCATGCTGAACATTGAAAATTAAAGGGTAAGCCCTGCATCTCTAAATAGTAGTTTTTGCGAGGAGGATTGAAATGCCTATCTGTTTAAGCTCGTATCACTACTAGAAAGGAGGTGAGGCCATTGAGAGTTCAACTTAGTACTAAAGAGTATTGTTTTACTATCGCTCTTTTAATTATTGCACTAACGAATAAAGAGCCTTGTATTGCAATAATAACAAAGCTCTTTAAATAATTGTCTCTCATTAATTGGGCTGGTAAAGTGGGAGTAATTGGCGTTACTCTCACGCCCTTTTTTATATTATACCCATTTAAACAAAAATCAATCCCTTAAGTTGATAATATTTTATAAATCTTTAAGATAAATTAAGTTTAATAAAAAAACCCTGACTAAATAAATAATCAGGGCGAGTAAAGGAGGATCGAATGAATTGCCTATCATTCCCCGATAGGCTAGGGATTTATGTAAGCCTTTTAACAGCCTCCTCGAGCATATCGTCTATAACTTGGTCTAGTTTATCTTGGAACTTTTCTTTAAGCTTGTTAAATTGCTCAGGATGAGCTTTAAAATAAGCATCAATTTGCTTGAGTACAAAAGCTTTTTTATCTTTGCCGGCTTTATATGCTGTGTATTTTTCTTCAGCAATTTTGACTAATGCATCAATCAGCTTACAAATTGCTGGTTTTAGGAATGGTAATAACATAAAAAAAATCTGTTTAAACATTTCCATAGGTTAGCTCTCCTTTTCTTTCATAGCTTTTAATAATACTTCTGCGAGATAATCGCCTGTTATTTCATCTTTTAATAATTTAAAATGTGAACAGTCCTCACTGGTCCATTCAATATCTATGCCGAAATCCTCCTTAGTGTCTTTTATAAAATCAGGTATTTCACAGTAGGCTAAATGCTCACAATTTACGCATTTATCACCTTCTTCATAGTAGACTTGTCCATCTTCAAAGATCATTTTCCAAACCTCCGGCCGTCAAAAATAAACTGATTCTTGATGATTGGAATTTGTAAAGGTGAAAATCTATTATCATCAAAGTAAAATACTGAGATTGCTTGCTGCCAATCTGGTATGCCTTGTATATATTCAGGTTCTAGCAAGCAAGTACAGCCATTCTCAAACCAAGTAATTGTACCTCGATGATCTGTTTTGTATGCACTTCCTAAGCGGTGAGTATGTCCTGAACTTCCAGATGTTCCATGCTTGTCTAATTCTGCCTTAGCTGAATAGCCTGAATGTTTCCGAACTATTCCCCCATGAGTAAATATAAAATCGTTGTATATAAAATTATGTTCGTGATAATGTATATCGAGTAAATCTAAATTTAATAACTTTGCAATTTCCAGAACTTTTAAGCTAGAGAGTTCTGGATTTTTCCATAAGAAACGTCTTAATCTTTGCTCATGATTACCGCTAATAAAGTGTATTTCAGGTACAAGCTCTTTAAAACCTTTCAAGATTTTATATGCTATGTCTAACTCATCTTGTAAACTAAACTTTCTTGCAGGATTTTTATCGAATTTAGACAGCTCATAAAAATCTAAAAAATCACCGGCTATTATTAATTTATCCGGCTTAAAATAATCTAAAAAATCAAATATTGCTTTAAGTGTTTTTGGGTCGTGGTAAGGAATATGAGTGTCATTTATCTGGACTACTTTAGTTGTTTGATGTTTTTTATTTCTTCCCCTCCATTTCTCTATTTCTCCTAAATGCTCATTACTTGGGTTTCCTACTAATTCCATAAGTCCCCTTTCATAAATATGGTAAGTCTAACATTTCATGTATTTCAAAAGCTTTATCAGTTATATATTCAGGACATTTTGATACTTCTAATAGCCAGCATAAAGTTATAATTAAGCTATTTCTTAAAGACTTTATCGTGTTCAGTAAGGTTAAAATGATGTGCGAGCGTAATATTTTTATCATTAAACCTTGCTATCCTTCCACGATTATCTATGTGAGTCCACGATGGGGCTAATTCTAGCCCACCATAAAAAGTTTTATCAAATATCATAAATACATCTTCAGGCTTCATAGCCTTAACGGTAAAATCAAGAGCTAATCCCTGCACATGAAAACTATTTTTAGCACCGCCTATTTTTGCATTATAATGTTCAGACCTCCAACCAGAGGTTATTGTTATTGGTTTTTTAAAGACTTTATCCCTGTAGACTTGTAAGATAACAACAATAGACAAAAGATTCTTTAAAACGTCAAGGGAAGGCAACTCAATCTGATTGATTGTTAATTCCCACCAACCAAAGTTATTAGTTGCCATATAATCTTTAGGGATTGGATAAAGATTAGTTTTTAAATATTGATGTAATTTTTCAGGAGTTATAATCATTTGAATACCTTTATTGCTAAATCAATTAAGTAACCACATACACCACCAACGGCAAAAACACCGGCAAAGAATATATTATGTTTTTGGTTATCTTTTTCTAAATCAGAAACCCTGTCATTGAGTCCCTTAGTGCCGTTACCAATAATAGCCTGTCTAATAGAAGCAATATTCTCTGACATTTCAATAATGTTTTGCTCATATTTGCAGTCGTGCATTAAGTTTCCCCTTTCATAAAAAAAGACAGCCCTAAAGGCTGTGATTGATTTTATTATCATCTTTGTTATAATTATTATAATTCTAGAAATAATTTATATTATGGAGGTTAAAATTGAGTTTAATTAAAGCAATTAAAATAAGTCTAAGTACCGGTATTATCATTCCTAAACCAATATGCGAAGCCATGCAAATAAAAGCTGGTACTGGTTTTAAAATGAAAATTCAAGATAATAAGATAATCTTAGAAAAGATTGAGGAGTAATTAGGAAATATGGCAGATATAGGAGAAATGGCAAAATTACTGAATGATAATGGCTATAATGTTAGCCTATTAATTCCTATTGAAACAGGCTATAAAAATGGCAAAGATCCTGTTTATTTCATGCGATGTCATAATGGAAATAAAATTTTTGAAATTAATATTACTGAAAAGATTGAGGAGCGAGAATGATGAATAAATGCAAGGAATGTCCTGATTTTAAAAAAATAAAAGAAAGATTCCCAAGTATTGATAAATTTTCTGGTTTTGGAATTAGATTAGTTAATTTTCAATGCGGTTGTGGTCAATATGTGCAATGTGAATATGGTTCAGAATGTCATAATACCAATAAATGCACTGATTGTCTAAATAAGGCTAAGGTATTAGCAAATAAAAAATACGAAATAAGCGGGAGGCCACTATCTAGCATACTCCCATGCGAAAGCTATGTTGAGATAAATAATGAGCTTAAAAAAGTTAAAGGCATTATTTTTCTATCGGGCAAAATAGTTATTAATATTGAGGAATAAAAAATGTTTAAAAATCTTTTTAAACCAAAAGCTGAAAAACTACTGGATAAATGCAAAGAAATCATTAGATTAAGCCCTGGTCAAAATATTACAGGTAAAAACTTCAGTTTTTGTTATATTTCAAATTCTAAAGACACGGTTTTTAAAAATAATAATTATCTTGCCGATTATGGCCATATTGCATTAATTGTCAAAAATTCTAAAAATACAATCATTGAGGGCAAAACCTTTGATTTTATTAAATATAAAGAATTTACGGTTAAAGAGTTAAAAGAATTACAAAATGAGGAATAAGTATGATTATAGAAATAAACAATTTTTCGCCAGCCAGCCCTAGACTTTGTACTGAAATAGCCTTTGCGAGTTATTTTAAAGAACAACCCAGTATAGTTAAAGATTTCACTAAATGGAAAGGCGGTAATTACGGCTGTTATTCCGGCGTAATTCATATTTATCTTTATGGGTGTAGCGGCGGTAAACCTACTAAAAACGGTTATTTAGCATATCAAGATATAGAATTATATGTTTTTAAACTATCTCATAATAGCGGTTATGAAAATTTTAAAGATTTATTTAATAGAATAACCGAAATATTTAAAAATAATAAATACAGAAAAATAGAATATACAACTTACAAAATAAAGGAATAGCTATGAATAAGGGTGACATTGTTTATTAATTATCCTGTCAATTTCTTTTTTTGTTTCAGAATCAGGACCACCACAAACAAGCTTTAATTTTTCTTCTATAAGTTTTTTTGTCTGTTCAGAAGCGGAGTATTTTCCTCCCTCGTTTTTTTGAAAATTATTTTTATTATATTTATTTATTAATTTTGTTTGTTCATGTGCCTTCAAATTGATGACTTTATTACCTTCAAATTGAAGGTTAAGAGTATTCAAATTGAGGGTTAATTTATCTTTTACCTTCAAAATGAAGGCTTTTTCTCTCAGCTCTTTTAGTCCTCTATCAACCGAACTTTCTGATAAGCCATATTTATTAATCAGTGTACTCCTGTTTATAAGTATGTTTGGATAGTGGACACTGAAAATAAGTAGGATTTTAAATGCACAATCCTTTAGGTCATAATTTCCAACATTCTTAATAATTGCCGTTGTCAGCTCAAACTGATTCATCTCTCTAAACTCCTCCTTGAAAAAATCCATTACGGTAGTTGACACATTGAGGAGTAATTTGATATTATGTTCTTGAAGTTTTTTAAGCACTCCTCAAAGAGTGTCTTTTTATTTGTTCATATTTCATGCATGAGTTTACAGGTCATGTTAGTATGTTGTCAAGAGCGTGGGAGTATGGGAAAAGAACGGGAATAGTCCAATGGAAAAATTAAGACTTTCTGCTTCAGATTTTATGAATATAACAGGTCAGCCTAAATCTACAGTTTACAATTGGATGACACTTGGAAAACTTGAGACTGAAACAGGAATTAAGGGTAAAAAGATTATTATTACTAAAGATGAACTTGAATCATTAACAATTCAAAATATCCCGGAAATTATAGAACCCATCCCGGAAAATTCTCAGACCAATCCAGAACCTATCCAAGATAATCCCAAAAGTGTCCAAAAAGAATCAACTTTAGACTTGTTAGAATATGTTAGACCTTTTATGGAAAAAGCTGGTAAAGTCCAGCTTTTAGAAGATTTATCAAAACAAAAAGAAAAAGACTTGGACTATTGGAAAGAACAATATTTTAATATGAAATTCCAAAAGGAATCATTAAGAAAATTTAACATTCCAGTAATAATAACTTTAGTTTTAATAGTAATAATATCAATATCTGTAGCCATATTCTTTGCTACAAGGCCACCTATTATCAAAGAAAAGATAGTTGAAAAACCTGTAATTAAAACAATAACTAAAACTGTACCTAAATATATTTATAGAAGAATAAGATATTAAAGGGCTAATAATTCCTGTCCTAATTGCCTTATCTCTTGTATATATCCCTCTTGCTCCTGCAATTTTGCTATGAATTTATCGTCATCAGTTTTATCTATCTTTTTGCCGAGTTTTTCTTCTCTGTATCTTTTCAAGATGACATAATCCAGACCCGCGGCCTTTTGCTTTAACTCTTCTATCTGTGCAAGTTTGGCTTTCTTTAAGTCCTCATTAGGCTTAATGTCTTGGCTATCAATGTTTATCTCTGCATCATCGGCAAATATCTTAAAAGTTACATTTTGGCTTAATCCTTCGATAACCGAATCACCGTATATATTTTGCTCGGTATAGCTTTTGACGTTCTTAATGACTTCTAAAAGCTTGCCTTCTTTGTCGAAAATTACTGCTTTCATAGTTACCCCTTATGATGTACGATTGGATGAAGTTGTATTTGTTGACGTTCCAGCGTCAGAGTAGGCTGCTGTACCGTAAGCATCAACTCCTTTAAGATCATTATTTACTACAAAGTTTTTATCACAATCCGCTGTATTTATACGTATCCCGTACTTTGGTTTATTTCCAGTAGCTACAGACCTTGAAGTATTATGTTGAATATTAGCGTAATTGGAATCGGCGTCAATTATAAGGTTGCTATACGTATTATTTGCGCTAGTTCCGTTTCCAACCATAGAATTACCTATAATATCAATATGATCGCAAGTAGCTATATATACGCCATCAGTGCCATTATAGTTAATTTGATTATTTACAAATTTATTATTAGAAGATCGTCCAATTATTAACCCAGCGCCAATAACTATTCCAGACCAATAATTTTCTTCTATAATATTATTGATTATATTGCAATTAGATATATCTACTATCGAGCAACCATAACTATTTTGAGAAAAATTGTTATTTGATATTATGCTATTTTTATTATATTCAAGTATGGTTTCGCCGCCAGTGCTTATATTCATATATAAACCGTAATCGTTATTAGTCGATATATTATTTTTTAAAGTAATATTAAGCGACGAATTTAAATTAATACCTTTGGATTTAAACTTAGTAAATACAGTATTAGATATACTTGAATTTATTGAACTGTATAAATAAATTCCTTGATGATTGGTGGAACCATTATTGTTTTTGTTACCGTCAAAATATAGATTAGATATAGAAACAAAATTACTTTGATATACTGAATCTTTAATAGCTGTAATAGCGCTAATATTATCAGCGATTTTTATTATAGTTCCAGAACCTTGTCCTTCAAGTTTAACACCTGATTTTACGATAATAGAGCCGTTTATTGTATAAGTACCTTCTAAAAGCTGAACCCTGCCACAATATGCCTGAATTCCGAAAATATCTGCCACTTGTATATCGCCCTCGAAAGCGTTAACAGTGGCAACTTTTGTCGAGCCTATATAATCGGTTATGAGTTTAGCCGCTTCCGTTGAGCAATCGCCAGAGGTAAATAAAAGCATTAGGCCGTTATAATAATCATCCATAGTGCTAGAGTCAGAATCAAAAGTTATTAATACCGAGCTTGAAGCATCGGCAAATTGAATCTCGCCAACTGCCAAGAGTGTGGCATGCCCGTTATTAGCTGTAATATCAAGCTTGTAATAAGTGTATGATACTGCATTGGTAAAGCCGAATATTTTAGTCTCATTTTGCGCCCATGTGGTAATGGCTGACCTAGAATCTAGCTCAGTCCAATCGCTCCCATTATTGGAGCCGTATAATTTCCATGCTGTTGGCGATACTGTTTGAGTGGCATCATTACGGGAGGTTATAGAATAACGGGTGACAGTCTGGCCACTTCCAAATTGATAAGTAATACTTGCGGCTGTGGTTCCTGATGCAGTTATCCAACAAGCAGAGGCATCGGCGTTTGAATCACTAAAAGCTTTATATGCCTCGTAGGTTTTCTCCATGAACTCGACTTCGCCAATAGCTAAATACGTTACGAATCCATTATTTGCGCTTACATCTAGCCTATAGTAAATATATAAGGCATTATTAGTAAATGAATATGTCCTTTTTTCTAAGTTAGCCCAGTCTGTTTGATTAGTTTGTGTGTCTAATGTAGTCCAGTCTGTGCCATTATTAGAACCTTTTAATGTCCAATCCTTTGGCGAGGCTGTAGGGTTAGCACTATCTCTTGCTTGAATTGTGTATCTTTGAATATTTTTAGAACTGGTAAATTGATATTGCAGCCAGCCTGTATTTGTACCTGATACTGTAACCCAGCCATTATTTAATACTAGTGAGCCATCAAAAGCATTCCATGCGGCAAAACTAGCACTATAAACCGAACTTGCTGAAGCTACTCCGCTTGGCGCAGTATTACTTGTCATAGTTGGCACTAAATCAGCCGAATAAGTTGCATTAACCGAGCTGGCTGTAACTATCCCGCTTGGTGTTGTATTGCTTGTCATAGCGGCGCATAAATCTGTCAATGATAACCCCGCTACGCTGCCAGATTCTATGCTTTTTAACGGGATAGAATTAATGGCCTCATTTATATAATCCTGTGCGTTTATTGCGGCGTCTGGGACAATATAATCGGCTCCTATTTTATTAATAGAATCGTTAGCGGCTACTACTTTTGTGACTGATCTTTGTGTTGGGATCTCATTTCCTAGCTCAATAACCGAATCAATAACAGGCTCTTCGCTTCCTAGTGTATCGGTATATATTCCAGTATTACCGCCTGTTAAATTTTGCGGGGTCATAGCGGTTACTATACCAGAGCCGTCATTGCCTGTAGGATAAGATAAAGTTACCAATGCAGTGGCATCAACACTGGCCTCAATTGCTGCCTTAATTAATGCAGCGGTAGAAGTTATTTGACTACTTCCATTAGTGGCTAGATTTACAGTTATAGCGTTACTTATAACCGATATGCTTAAGGATTGACTCGGCGCTCCCGGATTAAGATAAGTAATAGTTATATTATTGGCGCCTGATGTTTGGGCTACCGATGTATAAGTAAGATCGTTATTAGTTCCGGTTAAGGCTGTTGTATAAGTTGCATTAACAGGCCCGTTATATTCAATACAGGTAAAGCCAATATTACCCTCTTGCGCTTCTGTCATAGCAACTATGCGCCAGCGTTTGAGAGTATAACCCATGAATGTAGAAGTAACTTGAATTACATCGCCAACCGTTCTGTCAAGCCCTTGTTTGCCTGTTTCAAAGTACATATGCTTATTACAGGTATTAGCAAGATTAAGATAGAACCATGCCAGCCTTGACGCTTGTTTATGGTTTGTTACTCCATAAGCCTGCACCTCTTGAATGATTGGTTGTTCATTGTTAAAAGTTGCCAGCTCTGCACTGGCAAAAATTCTGGCTGATTCTTTAGCTGGATTTACATATTGAATCCTGACAATGTCATAAAGATTCTCTCTCGGAGTTGTCCAGAATTTCTCTGAGCCTGCTATTATTTCGCTTGGAGTGAATACCTGTGAGACCGTCTCAGCTTTATTTATTTTAATGGAGAGTTTGCCATTTTGATAAACCATGAAACCCTGACAACAAATCAAAAGCTCATGCAGCCAATCAAGGCGGCTCTTTTTCTCGTCAAGAATGATATTAAGCGAAAATCTTGGCGTTCCTAGCGTAGCGGTTTGTCCTGATGCGGTATTTTCGTAAGCAAGGTCAACCGTTGCTGTATTTGCATCTGTTATATTTACAACCTGTCTGGATTCGCCGTTAACTATAAAATAACTACCTACGCTAAAATCAGCCTCAAAATCCGTGCCAGATCCGGTCAAAGTCCTTGAGCCTGCGGTTGTGCTAACAGTTCCAGTTATTGCGCTTGAGTTGCTTGTAATCTCCCTGCAATACTCCGCCGCATCAATAAAGCTTTGAATATCCAAATATTCTTTAACTAGTGTATTATCAAAAATACCGGTTGAGTTATAACCCAACCTGCAACCGCTATAACCAATAAGAAAATCAAAAATACACCATGCTGGATTATTAGTGTATTGTGTTGAGTATGTATCCTGCCCCGAATAAATTTTTACTTTTTTACCCGTGACCGTGCAGGTCACATTCATAAAAGTTCCGCTGACTTTTTGGCCTGCTCTTGCGGTGATAGCTAAATAAGCAATATGTTTTAAGCCGCCTACTTTGGCGGCTCTTTGTGCTTGTGTTAATGATATTCCAACTCTATCGTCTATTGTCTGGCTAGATGTTCCGTGATATTCGCTGTATGTGCATTCAGGGTCAAGATCGGCTATGGCATGATTATTTATTTTAATGTTTGAAATATCAGTTATCTCGCCTTCACACAAGGCTATTGTAGTGTTTATAGTATCTGTGCCAGTATCTTGCCAGTTTCTATTTCCTGCAAGTTTATTAACACCGTAGCAAATAGGAATACACAAAGTATTATCTGCCTGTGTTTGAAGCGCCCCAAATTTATATTTAGGCGAGGTACCCCCAGGGGTGCCAGCATTAGAATTTTTACTAGATAGGACTCCGAGAGTAGCCACTGTTGCCGCTATCCCAATACTAGCCACTGTTGCCAGCCCAGCGCCTAACGCAGCCGAGCCGGCTAAAACTCCGCCGCTTATAGCGACACCTATTGCAGTAAATATCATATAATCACCCTAAAAAATCCCTTAATGCCTTTTCTAATCATTTCGAGCTTATTAATCTGTAATAAATAGCCTCTAAAAACGTGGATTATTTGCTTTTTGCCTATATATACGGCAACGTGCAGCTCCCCGTTATATTCAGCGGCTATTATGTCCCCTTGTTGTAAATCTTTTTCGCTAATTTCCTGAGCATGTGCCTTAATCTTAGCCATGCCATATAAAAAGTTGCGGTTATGATTATCCGATGGAAGCTTAAAGCGAGGCGCATCTTCATAAAGATAATAGACGGGCGCAAAGCACCCCTTGTAAAAATCCGTACCCTCAAAAAACATACAGTAAGGCTCGCCCACCCGTTGGATGAGCTGCTTAATTTTCTCATTCATAAATAATCCTTAAGTTTTAATAACCATTTGCTTAACTATCGAAGGAAAACCACCGAATCTATCAGCATTAGATGGCGTATGATTATTGCATGCCGTATATGTTTTAGTACAAGTGGTATCATTGCCAGCGTAAGCGCATCGCTCGTCTTTAAATGTGTACTGGCAAAAAACGTCATAAGTTAAGTTGGGGCTTTGGGTTGAATACCCCCCGATCTGTCTCTCAACATCAAAAGAGAAGCCCGCAGCCGTGAGCGCAATATTATTCATTAAGCCTGAAAATAAATCGATAGGACTGCCAATTATAGGGCTTCTGCATGTCCATGTTGCTGTGCCGTCAACCACCGAGGCATTAATTGAAGTCGGCCAAGTTGGCTCTGTTTCGCCCGTTGTTCCGGCGGTTGTACATTCATAAATATAGCTATTTTTAACTATTGGGCTGACAAAATTAACCGCTGGGTCTGTGCCTGTAGTGTAAGCCGTCAAAGCCTGCCAATCTGCCGGAAATCCGTTAAATATTATTTCCTCGACTGTGCATTTAGTGTTTGTAAGAGTATCGCCATTTGCGGCTATTATTTGAGAATATGCCTGATTAATATTTGATATACTTATTGGGCATTTTTCGACTGCGCCCTCCATATCTGTGTTGATCTCTCCCCTTTTGACTTGACCGGCGTAATATATATTGCCTGATAGTGTAAAGAGCGCAAGGCTGTCATTCTCAAGTATTCTTATTGTTTCGTCAGGGTGTTCTATAGTAACAAGTATCCGAGTTTTAACCTCTGAGCCTTGCACTTCTGCTATTTGCGGGGCTGTTAATTCTTTACTCATTAGCTTTGTACCTGCTGTAATGTAATACTAAAAGTTGTATAACCGCCTATATCGTGGCTTATATCGAGCTTGTCATTGGCAAATCTGACAAGATATTGAACCCCGTCGCCTCCCATGCTTTCCCCTGTTGCTGGGTGTGTTGCTTTCCAAGTCCAATAAAAAGCTTCGTATTGTCCCTTGCGAGCATCAAAAAAGGCCATTATTGCAGCCGTATCGGTAGAATTTTTATCGAAGTCTAAAGCCCAGCTTTTGCGGGATTGAGTCCATTGATTCCGGCGTTGTTCTCCTCCGGTGTACATTTCGTCAATTATGGTTTTCCATTCAGAACTAATCTGATGGGCGCGTTTATAGTTAAAATTGAATGTTGCAGTCATAATTAAGACCTCATTGCAGTTCTAAAGCCGTTTACGTCATTTTTTTTTAAATTAATTATTATTGAGGCCAGCTCTTTATTAGATTGACTTAACGCGCTCAATACATCTTCTTTGCTTGCCCCTGTCTTTATTTGTGGCGCGTTAATTACGGTAATGGGTTGCTGATCTCCACCCATTGAAATTTGATCGTTAGGAATAACTCGTCCTGATTGTTTAGGGACGAATAATTCAGGGCCTTTCTCTCCAACGAGTGATATTTTACCAACGGGAGGCGTACCGCCATTTGCAAAGCCTAATAAACTGAAAGCCTTTAGGCCAATATTTGCTGCTTTTCCCCATGCAGAACCCTTACCTGCTCCTGTAGCGAAGTTTTCAAGGCCAATTTTTGCGTAATGCATTGCCAAATCAAGCATTAATTTCTTGGCAATTTCGGCAAAGTTACGCTGTTTAGAAAACAGGTCATTATATGCCCTGCCCCAAATTTCCTTAAACTTTTCCGCGGATTCCTCATTAGCCTTTCTTGTTAGATCCTGTAATTTAACATTGAAGGTTTTATTAAGTTCCTCTTTGGCTTGTAATTTATCGGATTCCGTTAAGGCAGTGTCGTTAATTTCTTTTTCTCTGAGCCTGTATTCTTCATATAAACCCTTAAGACCTCCAAATCTGGAAGATTCTTTAGAATAACCCTGGTTAATTAAGAATTGCTCAACCTCGTTAGAATTCTGTATTACAATTCTTTCCTGTTCGTATTGCCGAATAAGATTTAATTTAGTATCAAGGTTTTGTTTAAGCCTCTGTTGATCTTCCTGATAGGCTCTTAGTATTTCTTGGCCTCTATTATTTTCTTCCTGCCTTATATCTTCTGCATATTTCTTTTTTATTTCTAGGGTTAATTCTTCGCCTTTTTTAAGATATAAGGCATCAATTCTATTTTTTAAGTCGCCTTTGTTTTTGGCATCGCTTATCTCTATTTCTCTTATTTTTGCTGCTTTTTCTAGCGCAAGGGCTTCTACTTCAAGATAATATTTATTTTCAATATCAATACCAAGATCTGCGGCCTGTTTTCTATATTGATTTTTTAAGTTGAGAATATGCTGCTCAGTCTGGATATTATTAAGCTGATCTCTGTAAGCGTCTGCGGCCTTGTCTTTTTTTGGTTTTTTGTCATCTCCGCCACCACCCCCAAAGCTCATTTTTCCAGCGGTTGTGCTAGTAGGTGCGGTTAAATCCCTTAATATCTTTTCGGTAGCCTTGCGTTCCTTGTTTAATTTAATAAGATTACTCTTAGCGGTTTGCATATCGCTATATGCCTGATCGGCTTCCGGGTCACCTACTTTTAATTTAGGATTGCTTAAAACTTTCTTAGCGTCTAAATATTTCTGAGTATTGATATCAATATAATTACTTGCGTTTTTTTCCTTTGCCATTTCCCGCATGCGGATTAGTTTAATTAATAATTCGTTAGCCTGACCGGTGAGTTTAATTATATAATCAAGTGCCGCTTTAGCCGCTGGTGCCAAGTCATTACCTATGGTTCTTGCCAGAGACATGAAACCATCTTTCATAGTTGATGTTTTGCCAACTATTGTATCGGCTTGTTTCTGCGTCATTCCGTAAAATCTGCCGCCCTCGCTTGTAGCATCAATAAAAGCCTGTTTAACCATACCTATGGATATGGAACCATTTTCCATATCCTTTTTAAGGTCTTTCATGCTCTTGCCGGTACGTTTTGATATTTCTTGCAGTGGATTAAAGCCAGCATTTACCATTTGAAGCAAATCCTGACCCATTAAACGCCCGGTTGATGAAGCCTGAGCAAAAGCAAGCGTCATTTGCTGCATTTTTTGCTCATTACCTACCGAGACATCACCAAGCATTTTTAATGTCGGCATAAGCTCTTGAAGTTCTACTCCAAAGCTTAATAGAGTTTTAGCATTATCCGCCAAGCCCTGCATGGCAAAAGGTGACTGATCGGCGAATCTCTGCAGCTCGCCCAACAGTACCTTAGCTTTTTCGGCATCACCTAACATTACTTCAAAAGATACTTTTGCCTGTTCAAATTCGCCCGCTGCTTTTAATGAAGCTTTTCCTACATTATAAATTCCAAAGGCTAAAGCTGCCAAGGCAGCTACTATTCCAGCTTTAGAAAGACCTGATAATCCGCCTTCAAGTTGATTGACTTTATTTTTAGCGTTGTTTAATTCATTATTTAATCTTTTCTGCTCGGCGGTTAGTTTAGCTGTATTTACCCCGGCGGCTGTTAATTCTCCCTTTAGTTTAGATAGAGATATTTGGCTTTGTAGATATGCGTCTTTACTAGCTTTTGTTGAATTTTTTAAGGCATCGAATTCTTTCTGCAGCTTTTTACTTGGATTCTCTGTATTTTTTAATTCAATAGCTAATTTTTTAAGCTCGTCCTGTGATGCTTGCCACTGTTTTTTAGCTTCTACGGTCGACTTTAAATTAACTTTGTAATTCTCAATCGAGCCCAGTAGTTTTTTAGACTGTTGCTCGTAAGCAATCATTTCTTTTTGAGCTTCAGACATACCTTTTTTGTATTTTGAAGCATCAAGCCCCAGCTTGACATTAACAGAGCCTAATTGTGTACTCATTTTTTATCCTTTAAAAGTTAGTTAAAAACGCCTTAACCTTATTGCCCTCATTAACTGGGCTATCGCTTGTTTCGTCGTAATATCCCTTGCTAATGCCGTAAGTAAACCAGATACATTGAAATTGCCTCGGATTAGAATCCCAAAACTCTTTAATACTCCAATGCAACTCTGAGGTTGCAATACATAGCCAATTAGCCCAATCTATTTTTGGGCTTCCTGCTTTTTTCCGTTTTCTTTTGCCTCATTCTCTTTAATTACGCTGATAATTTCAGGCGGGATAATATGAACGAAAAATGCATCCATTATTGAATCAGATAAATTATTTAATAAGACAGCTATTTGAGGCCTATTTTGCAGGTCAGCCAGTTTTATTTCTGGGTGATGCTTTATAAGTCCGGCATATAATAAAATGACCTGATCTTTTACTTTTAATTTTTTATCGAAAAGCAAATCCCTTACTTCGTATAACGTCAGGTTCAAAGCATCTTCCAGCCATGCCAGAGATTTATTGGAATATTCAACGGTTAAAGTCTTATCGTCTATAACGATAGATTCTTTATACTCTTTAATATCTTCGTATGTCATTCTTCACCTTCTAATAAAATCAGATAGCGGGTTTTATCCCGCTATCTGTAGTATTCTAACTAGGTTAACTTATAGCTGCAACTGTTTCGTTCATTGTTATACATCTTATTGCTTTATCAGATAAGCGAGAATAGGCTTTTCCTTTAAAGCTCATTTCGTAAACATCGCCAGATCTCGGAATTATATCCATGTGTCCTTTGCAGACATAATATTCCATATGGAAGTCTGCAGTGTCGCCGTCAACGTAATCGGTTTTAAAGTGGAAGTTAAATTCGACCGGAACATCTGTTGAGAATTCGGTCAAGCTTGCAACCTCTGTGTCATTGCCACCGGATGAGGCAACGGTTGAGCCGTTAATTGTTGACACAACTGTCAAATCAACCATAGCGTTGGAGAAGCTCAACTCATAGCCTTTTTTTAGAATAAAGTTAGCAAGAATTGTCTCATCGCCTGTGGCTTCTTTTTCATCGGCTATTAATGAAACTGTAACCTCTTTGATACCGGGCGCATCTACATAAGAACCCTTGGCGTAAGTTGTGCTTGAATTTGTTGTTACTGTGGCAATTTTGGCGTCAGTAATTCCCAATACGACTGCTTGTTTTGTTAATGTCATTTCTTAGCTCCTTTTGCTTATTGCGGTAATGTTAAACACGAATGTATGACGGCTTTGCTCGTCTTTTTCTAAATAAAAAGGAGGCTGATTAGCCTCGATAATGTATTTATTACTATTTAAAACTATATATTTCGTCGCCTCTTTGCTGGCGATAGGGCAAAGTAAATCGTAAATACTTTTTATAAGCGTCTGCCCTGTGCTCATATTGGTATTTTTAACCATTATTTGAACGGTTTCTATTTTCTGCACCTGACTGGAAGCACCGCCATAAAGCCATAAAATGATAATATTATCGGTACTGTCATAATAATTAAGCTTTATAGTTGTATCAGTGCCTAATAATGCGGTCTTTAAAGCTGCTTTTATATCATCAAGAATCATAATTTATTAAGCTCCCTGTTTACAAAGCCCTGAGCCTTGACTTTATGTTGATTAAATGGGCGTTCTAAATATTTAGCTTTAGATTTATGTATTTCATGTTGTTTAAGGGCGTAAGGTGTATTAAAGCTAATTTCCACGCCCTCGCTTATTTCGTTGACTGTCCCGCTTCTCTCAAGTGTTCCGATATCAACAGGAGCCTGTTTTTTAGCCTCGCCGAGAATAGCCTCGCCGCATTTCTTAAGACCTCGAATCGCTGCTTTTAATACTTCTGTCTCGACTTTTTCACCAAACCAGTTTATTTCTACATCTGCCATAAAAGCCTTTCAATAGTTGTTTTAGGTACTCGCATTTTACTGTCAGGATTGAGCTGCAATATTTCTCCCGGATAGTTTTCTATTTGTTTTATGCAATCATCAATAACGCCCTGAACGGGGTTAAATATTTGCTCGCTGTCAAAATGTTCCATTGAGCCGTCCAAATCTATTCCGGCTAAAATAATTTTTAACCCTTTTTTATACGCCCAATTAAGGGCGATAGAATGAGACAGGCCATAAAATGATAAGTAATTCTCTTTTAAAGTCGGCTCTGAGCCTCCTGTGAATGTATATAGCTCGTAATTAGTTATATTGGCATTATCAAGAAAGCGTTTGTAATTAATTTCCGTGATTATCGTTTGCCCGCTGTAATCTTCCTTAATGCCTCTGATCGTTTTAGCATCAGCCAGAAAACAAAATTCAGAGCCGGGAATTATTGTATTAACAGATCCGGTTATATACTTTTTTTGAAGTTCTGGGATATAAGGCTTGATCTTATTAACAAAAGGGCTGCGTCCAAAGAGAATAAACACTAAATATAGCCTTTATAATGCAGGATATTTCCACCAAAGTCATAGACCGGAGTTACTTGCAATATCTGCCAGTCTTTGCCTGATATGGTGACAAGATTATTAATAGTAATGGCTGTTGCTGTCGTGAATTCAGCCATTACATTAACATCTTGACCCTGTGAATTTTTAATAACTCTGTTTTTATACTTTAACTTGCAGACAATAGTACTCGACGTGGTTGTCGGATTGTCGTAAGAATCCCTTGAGGTGACAGTCTTTAGAGTTATTGAGTTATTCATCATATGATTAAACAACTTTTGGCGCTCCTGTCCATTTTCTGACTAAGTTATAAGCATCTTTACTGAGTAAGCCCTTTGTATTAGAGCCTGTATAGGTAACTGAATCACCTTGCAAGCTTAATGATTTAATCCCCATTGCTTGATTTTTGGCATGTATACTATCAGTATCAGCAAGCAAAGCAACCGCCTCATATACAGTAGCTTTTTTAATATCTATCGGTGTAGTAGATATATAAGCCACGCCGTTTATAATATAAGGCGATCCCTCTAGTGATGTGCTGTATTGTGGAACATAGCGAGGCCATTCAAGAGCTTGATCGGGATCATATTTAAGATGTTGAAAAGAAAAATTGCTGTTAATTTTATCCGTAGCCGCAATTAAAGCTTTTTTCTGGTTTTCTGTCAGCGGGCTAACCCATGCCGTAACATTAAGCATAAGACCTGAATAAGTCACCGCCTCGGCTTCTGTTACAAAGCTATTAGTGCCAGCCGTTATTGCAATTCCTGTCATAATTCCACCTTATTATATTAAACGGCATCAAATGTAATAGTATAAGTCCCTGCCCATACTTCTAAGGCTTGACCGAGCAGTGTAGTCGGGCTGGTTATTGTGAATATAACTTTACTACCTGCGTTCCAAGTTCCTTGAAATGTAATATTAAAAGGGCATACGCCATCAGTTATCCCAAAACCTAAACCGCTAGAAGCTCCCACTTCAAAAAGCTTAGAGACAGTATTAACATATAGCGACCCGCCATCGGCATTAGTAATACTACCTAATACGCTTATACTGTCGCTCAAAGGTACTATTTCATAGGAACCATCACCGGGATAATAATTAGTATTAAATATGGCAGCGAGACTAGTTGTGCCTACTGGAATATGAAAGTCATAAAGGTCTGTATCCTCTGCGTCAAACAAATCAACCCATAATTTTTCAGGGTGTAGTATTGCCTTAGAAAGAGCGCTTAATTTGCTTTCAATCGCTGTGGTATCACCGCCTGCACTGTATCCCATTTATACACCTAACCTTTCGCCAGCCAATTGTATGCGCCAACCGCAACTATTACCACTGTGTCAAATTCTGCAAAGTCCTCGCCCATTGAAGCGCCTGCGGCAACTGGTACGGTAATACTTCCAATGCCAGCGGTCAAAGAATCAGCGCCAGTATTATGTATTGAAAAATATGTACAGTCTGTAGCTGTCAAAGTGTCATTGCCTGAGCCAGAGTCGGAAAACTTTATAACTCTTCTATTAGTATTAGTTTTAATATCATTTAAAGAGCTAACTATCGTATCGGTATTGGCTTTGATACTATCTGAGTTAACGTCCTCAACTTTGTACCCGGTTAATGAATCATAGTTTGCGTCATTCACAACCGCTACATTAAAGCCGGTTATACTGTCATACTCTGGGATTAAATCAGTATTTTCCTTAATAGCATCAATAGCAGGCTTAATATAAACGTCTAAAAGTTCCGTTGTTCTTTCATGTGCTGTCATTTCTTAGCTCCTTTCTTAGTTAATCTAAAAGCCCACGGCTTGCGGGCTTTCGTCATTAAATAAGTAATAAGATTATGCTTTTTTCTTGCCTTTTTTTGGTTTCTCAGGCTCTTCCTTAACTTCTTCTGGTAGATCAATAATAGATTCGGCTGTTAATTCTTCCTGTATTATCTCTGGCTCTTCCTGCCAGAATACTTCTTTAACTGTTTTTAAGAGTTCAATTTCTTCGAGGTCGTTAGTTTCATAAGCCCCATCAACAAAGTTTAAAAACCTTCTATTCTTTGCCTGATAAACCTGTAAGCTTTTATGATCGCTTGTAAATTTCATAATATCTCCTAATTAAAAGAAGGGGCCGAAGCCCCCTATTACTAGTATGCAGAACCTAAAGAAATTCTGCGCCAATTTGCATCTGCTATTGTATTAGCTGCTGTGCAACAATATATATAGCTTGTATCTTGGAATGTTTGCAACTTAGTTCCAACTGTGCCATTAACGCCACCGGATAAAGCTGTAGCGCCACCTGCAAAAGCACCATGCGCCATAGTTTCTCCAATTACTAAAGCATCACCTGCCACGCCTTTTGTCACCGCTGCCGCTGTGGCTGTGTCTCCTGCTGCGGTTGTTAAAGATACGTCTTTAGTAGCATTAGCGAGTACTGCTGCAAGTATAGCGGTCTTTGCATCGCCTTTAGTGCAGTCAACGCCCGGTGTGGTAGTGCCAAGAGTTACGGCATCAAATAAGTTTCCACCGTTTGTAAAGCTTGAGGTTGACGCTATTAAATCACCTGCAACACCGCCAATTTTTGCGGTTAAAGTGCATACATTAGTTGCAAATTCTGAAGCTGTGACGGATGAATTAGCTGTATTATGTCCATCTGTTCCATTTATAGCTGCAACTATTGCCGTTTTAGCTGTGGCTAAATTAGTTCCTATTGAAATGTCGCCCTCGCCTGTGGCGGCTGCTACTGCGCAGAAAGTATATAATTTTGTGCCTATTGTCATATAATCGCCAATTGTAGGCTGTACTGCAATGGTTAATATACCTTGCGATTTTGTACTCACTGCTGTTATATCTACCGCTTTATTAGTTGGAGTTGTTAATGATTGAGCTGCATCAGCGCAAAATTCATATACAGCATTCCCTAAAGTAACGGTTTCGCCATCAATTGCGACTCCATCAATAGTGAGAACCTTTGAAGAAGCCACGGCATTAACCGGGGTTCCCTCTGGTACCTGTGCAGATACTGCGTTAAGTTGTGTTTGAATATTAGATGTAACGCCATTTAAATATTGAAATTCAGCGTTAGAGACCGAGCCATCCGCCAGTTTGGCTGCATCTATTCCAGCCGCCACCTTTGCATTAGTGACTGAATCGTCTGCAACTGTTCCAACTGTTACCGCTTTTGAGTTAACGCCGTCATGATCATGTCCGGCTGAAATATCCATGATTAACTCTAATACTTTTCTAAGGAGTGGGTTTTTGAATCTTGTGAGGTCGTATCCTGAATAATATGCCATAATAATAATCCTTTCATTAAGAAGGCCGGGGAAACAAATCCCCGGCGCATTAGTTCCTTAATATATCAACTAGCTTGTGGTTAAGCCTGTGATTTTACCGTGTTGTGTTTCGTGGCCATAGTCAAGGCCGATTTGTCCGTATAATTGGCCGGATTCGCTGGCGCCTGTTTTTGATAATTCTTCATAGAATAAAACGCCCTTATCAGGTACAGGACAACCAACTGCTTTAATAGCTGACATGTCATAAATACCGAGTGAAGCTGCCGGAACGTGTGGGTCAAATACTACATTTACGATACAGAAATCTGTTTCAATCTGTTTAATGTTTGAACCGCCGACATTTCTTGAATCAGGAACATAGCTGTATACGTCGCTGACTTTTTGCTTTTGGAATGAGTTAACGAACATGAACATGTCGCCGAATGTAGCACCGTTATCAGCCATAGCCTTGAGTAATTGATCAATCAAAGCTTTTGTCAATACTGTTGTGCCTGCTGCAACTGCGTTGGTTGATACGGCAGACAATAAGCCTCTGGTTTTAGCTGCTGTTCCTGCGTTTACTGCTTGTTGATAAGCGCCATTATGGAAAGTGTAGTTTACATCTAACGCTATTTGCTCCAAGTTGGCTGCAATCTGGAAGTCTTTCTCATTGGTAACTTGCTGTTGTTGACCTGTTAAAGCAAGGCCAGATATTGCATTGTTATTGGACATTTTAGCGTAAGAAATAGTAACAGCTTTCTGGAAGATCTGCACTGTGTTGGTTGTTTGTGATCTTGCATAAACTGATGAGGTAGGAGCTGTCAAAGATGCTGTTTCAGTGATAGCAGGCTGCGAAGCTGAGTCTAATGAATAGGTCTGATTAAGAGGAAATTCAAAAGAATTAACTAAACCGCCACGCTGTAAAGCTCCGGTTCCGCCTAACATATTTAAAAGCGGGGTTTGTTTTCTGCTAATCTGGAATAATTCGCCAATATAATTAGGGAGATTCCAGACTGTTCCTGTTGCTGATGTTGATGCCATAATTTTTATCCTTTCGTTTACTTAGTGATGCCAAATATCCTATTTTTAAGTCTTATTGCTAAACCCATATCGCCATCATTCATGGCTTTGTCATACTGCTGTTGCAGTTCAGGGGCATTATTGCCACCCCCTGCGGGAGGAGTTCCCCCGCCAACATTAGGCTTTTTAACTTTTAGTTCAGGGTATTTCTCAGCGAGTTCATTAACTTGAGCCTGAAGATCTCCTTCAATATCAATTAATTTAACCGCCAGATCTTTGTTTAATCCTGCTTTGTCTGCAAGGTCTTTGGCCTCTGTGAGCTTTTGGAGTTGTGTCTTTTCCTTCTCGGCGTTAAGATATTTTTCCTCAAGCTCTTTGTTTTTCTTAGCTATCTCAGCTATTTGCTCTTTTATGAGGTCTGCGTCTGTCTTGTCTCCTTCGGCCAACCCTAGCGACTCAGCTAAAGCCTTTTTAAAATCTTTCAGATTATGCCTTTTGCCTGCTGCGTCATCATTGCTATCTTTTAGGGCTTTTGATAGTTTCTTGTTTTCTGCCTCTAATTGCTCAAATCTCTTGAGTAATTCAGGACTGATCTTGTTTCTTTCCATTGATGCTGTTGCCATAAGTAGAATCTCTCTTTCTTATTTATCAATACTAAAAAATCCCCACCAATCACGGCGGGAATATACTTTATTTAATTATAATTAATACTCTATGCCCTGTTTTTCATATTCTTCAATAACTGAAAAATCAATTGCAAGGTCATGGCGGCAATTAATATGAAAGCCTCCAGCTGCTTCGTACTCTGCTATGGTTGGATAGCCTTGCGTTCTACCTTCAATAGAATAAAATTGACCAACTGCATCAGCACAAGCCTCGGCTGTTTTTTCGTCAAGAGGTCCAACTATGGTGCATAAATCATTATCGCCGAATGTTTCAAGAATCCTATTTGCTGTGCCTGTTCGATGACTTTCTGCGGTCGTATTAATCGCTACCACTATTACGTAATCTCTGGCTGAAACCATTCTATGCAAAGAGCCGTCTTTTTTTGTATAGTAAGGAACTTTAAAAATATCCTGTTTTGCAAATTCCTTTTCTATTCTTAATACTGCTTGCTGCCAACTTTCAGAGCCAACCACTACACCCCTTATACCTGTAACTCCTATATCCCTCATAGTTTCAGAAGATACAAATTGACCGAGAGCTTGCAGTATTTTTTGAGTGTCTTTGAAGTTGGTTCTTTGAAAATATTCGAATGTATCACGGCCTATAAGTTGAGTTATTTTAAAATAAGATTTAAAGGTATTTTCAGCGGCTACTTTTACGGCTTCCTTATGTATCCCGCCGAATGTGGCATAATTACCAAGCTGCAGTTTTTCAAAAGGTATCTTTAGCTGCTTAAATTCTGCCTGTGTTTTGTCTACGCCAGACTTGTAAGCTTTGGCCGTACCTTCTATAGAAAAATACTTAAATTTATCCTCAAGCTTTTGGATCTCTTTTTTAACTTCGGAGTGTAGCTTTTCGAGGTATCTTTTATCACTGCCTTTTAATGCTGCCTGCAGGATTCTTTGTTTTATTTCTTTGTCGGATTCCCTGTAATATCTTAATACGGCATGCTCGTTTTCACTTATTATTTTGTTTAGGCTGCTCATTATTCATTATTCCCGCCGCCTTCATTGCCGTAAAGATCATCGAGATTTATAGCTGATTCCTGCTTTTTTTCTTCCTGAATTTGATTAAGCTCAATCTTTGCCTGATCTTCTGTTATATTATCAAGCCTTTGAATAGCTGTTAATTTACTCATAGTGCCTGTTATAACTCTTGAATTATAATTTTGGGTGTCCTCGGTCTCGTCATTAACCAGGCCGTCTCTCCATTTACTTGATATTTCTTTTATAGTCTTATTTTCAAGCTCAGAAGCTAATATTAAGGATAATTCAAGAGGCTCTTTGATTCTCTGCACCACTTTAGAGGCTTTGGAAAGTGGGCGCTGTAATAATCTTTTTAATGCTGTACCGCTGGAAATATTGGCCGAATCCATAGCAAACAAGGCGGCCGATGTGCCAGAGGCAATATAATACTGCTCTTGTAATTTGTTAATATATTCTATAGCCTGAGTTATTTGAGCGTCAAAAGTTAATAATCCCGGCGCTCTGTCATCGCCATCAAGCGGTATATAGGTATCGAGTTTTAACTCCCATTTGCCTGTCTGTGCATTAAATTGGGTGGCATTTTCTGGGCCGTATAATATCTTACCTTGTTTATCCAGATTGTAGCCTATTTTTGAAAGCTCGACTTCCATTGCCGTAACGATAGAATTATACTTCTCAAAGTCTGAATCGGAGTATATCTCATCAGAATTAGGCGTTAATTTCTGGGTAATTATAGTATTAAATTCCAGCCCTGTATCTTCAATTACAGGCTCTTGTATAGCGTAATCTATTTTATCATTTTTCAGCAAGTGGACCCTTGTCTCAACGCTGCCCGGTCTGTGAATCTCTATTTTTAAATATTTCTTGCCGTCAATCTCATAGTCAAAGGCTATGACTTGGGCGATAACCTTTTTATAATTAAGTAATTCTACCACTGGAAACCAATAGCGAGGATTAATATTGTCTATAAAAGGTTTATTGTTTTCCCTGCGGATTTTCAAGACAGCGTTGCCGAATGTTTTTAAGTCTGAATCAAAGCAGGCTATGACATCGGTAAATTGAGTATTCCTCATTAATTCGTTAAGATAATCTTGATCAGTACAGGAAAACTCAGGCGTTTCGCCATGTTCTAAATCTGCCAGAGCTTCATTGGTTGCCCTGTAATAATCAAGTTTAATGATTCTTACTTTTTTGTATTCGTCATCATCAGGATAAATCTTTTTAATGTCATCTAATATGACAGACTCATGCTTATTCTCAAGCATTTTCTCAAGCAAGTCATATTTTTGTAGCCTCTGGCATTGGCTTTCAATAGGCCAATCCATACCCTGGTTGAATACATCTAAAGTTGTTAAAATATCGCTCATTCCGTTTATCCTTGTTTCGTAAGTCTTTTTTACAAATAAATTTCTGAACCAATTAAACATTTATGCAGCCTTTTTCTTTGAGTATGCCTCGAATAATTTGCGCCCAAATCTGCGCTCGTAAAGGTTGAGTATGTATCTCATTGAATCCATCAAGTGATCGTTCTCCCCGATAGGTTTTTCAGGATCAACGCTATGCTTTAACCTCTCATCCTCTGATGGGTAGCGGTAAGTTTGAATCTCGTTTGAAGTATTTACGCATTTATCAGATATAATCAACCTGTCAAAGTTTATTATCGACCTTACAATTGTGATACTATCTTCAACCTTCGGCTTTTCTTCATAAACCGTATAGCCTGCTTTCCTTACTTTGTCGTTACATTCAGGCCGTGCATTGTCACCATTTGTATATCTAATCACCGGAATATTATATTCAAATTGTTTATTCTTTAGCCAGTCAATGACATTCTCAGGCTGTACTTTCGACTGATAAAATTCATCTATAAGATAATAAGTTCCCTGTTGAGTTACGCCAATCAAAACAACCGCCGTTGGTTCTGTGTATCCCCAATCTATGCCAACAATATACTCAATAAATTCTTTTGCCTGAATCTTTTTAATTATTTCGGTATGAGTAATCGTGTGTTTTTCATCTGAGAAAGTATCATATACTAAGCCTTCGGCAATACGCCACTGTCCTAATATCTTTCTTTCATAGAATGCACCGGAATAAAGTCTTTTTTGTGCCTCTATGTATTCAGGCTTTAAATTGGCGTTATCGTCCATTATAAAATGCCAGTATTCAAAAACCTGTTTGACCTGATCATGGTCGGTGTGTGCTGTATCAATAAGAGGCTTTATTTTTTCTTTATATAGCCAGTGATTTGTACTTTCCGGGTTGGAATCTGCAAAGGCTCTTGCATCATCCGCCGACAATCTGGACAAAGCCATATTATAAAAACTATAGTGATGTTTGCTTAATTCGTTAGCATACCAAAATTTCCAAGTTCCGCCCTGTATGGTCGCTTCACTTCCAGCGTTGCCACCGCCCACCACTAAACAATTATATAATTTACCCCAAAGTTTTATATCAAGCTCGCCTGAACTGCTATTGTATTTAATGCCGGCATTATGATAGTTCTTTAAATATGGCAATAATTCCACTAATACATTATTTCTAACAGTATTTTTGGAATATCCCGAAAAACAATAAAGCGCATCATTTCCTAATGCGTCCATAATTTGAGGCATTTTAAATATAATGCTGACTGTTTTTGCGCTTCTAACAGAGCCGTCAATTAAGGTAAATGGTTTAAAATCAAGAGGATCTTTTTTTAAGAACTTTCTGACTTTTGGGCTATATTTAGATTTAGTATAATCAATCATCTTTTAAATTCTTTAAAGCTTCTAAATATTTGAGTTTTGCATTTTCATCATGCGGAGTCTCTTCCTTTTTAAGCTTTTTGTTTTCAAGTTCTAGTCTCTTAACGTCAATCGCTGCAAGTAATCCCTCGCCAAGTCTTTGACCTTTTTGGATTTTATTTAATGATTCAATCATATTTGCAAAAGCTTTTGTGTCGGGTGTCTCAAGTTCTACTTCATCAAGATATTCTTCTTCTGGTTTGCCTTCGCAATACTCTTTTATTTTCACAACATGAGTTTTGAATCTTTTTTCTTTTAAATATTCCTCAACGGCATCAAGTGCCAAATCTGAAATACTTAAATATCTTGCGTTTCTAGCGGAAATATTATCAGAAATCTTCTCAATGGTTTTTTCTATAGTTTTTGTTTCTAATTTGTTTCCGAACTGTTTCCTTTTATCATCCCATTTACTAAGTGCTGCTTTCTTTCCCATCGTTGAAAAAGACACTTTATATTTTTCGCTTAATTTCCTTAATGATATTTGAGTTGTTATGTATTCATTTTCAAGCTTAATCCAGTTGGGTTTATTTTTTTTAACCATCTCGGTTTTCTTCCATCTCGGAATTTTCTAAAAAAATATATTCTAATGTTTTATTATTTTCTTGTGTTCTGCGGTAGGCATTTTGTATAAGATCATTGCTATAGCTTGATTTTATTTTTTACTATAATTTCAATTTGTTTTCAGACATCAAAGCCATTAATCGGCTCTTTAATGCATCAATTAGTAGTTTATAGCCCTCTAATATTGATTTATTTTGTAAATAGGCTTCGTATTCTGTTATAAGATCAGGCTGTTGATTGACTAATCTGCGCCTTGCTATGTCTATGTTTAATTTACTGAGGCGTTTATCAAGGACTATGATTTTATCAAGCTTAAAACTCGCCCCAAAGGCTGTAGTATTTAATTCCATATATTCTTCTGCAAGGTCTACGATTCTTTGTGATATTTTATCTAATTCGCTCATAGATATTTATATTCTTCCGGTCCTATATCTAATCTTATTCGGTGGCCGTCTGTTCTGAATCTCTCAGTCATTCCTAATTGTTCAAGTCTTTGATTTACAGTTTCAACTTCTTTTAAATGGTTTATCTGTCTGTTTCCTATTTTTGTATGGCATCCCTGGCATACTCCAAACATATTCCAAGCTAAGTCAAGTATTTTATGGGATTGTCTTATTATGTGATGAGGGTCTTTACTTGGTTTAGTGCAGAATATACATTTTGAATCTCTTTGTTTTATATATTCTTTTAATGCTTTGTTTCTTACAGGTTTTATTTTTGGTAGCATTAAAACCCCTCAAATTATTGCTTATGAACATTAGAACCACAGTTAGGCGGTGGCCCTTTAACATCTGAACCAGGGCCTATAGTATTTTTAGTTAATTTAATAACATTGCCGACAGGCTTAATTTTAGTTCGCTTCCTGCAATCTTTAAGATCAGCTTCCAATAAATCTCTTTCCACCTCATCAATGCAACATATACGCATCCAGCCGTCTTTTATTTTTACGCTCAGGACATTATCAAATGTATCTTTAGGATCATCAGAATCAAAAGATTGATATTTAGTTGAGCCGATCTCCTCATAAAAAAGAATTATAGGTCTATTAATGATGATATAACCTGTACGTCTTTTGCGATTTTTTAACATTTCGGTAATATCTATCATAAATAACCCCTAACTATTTCTAATAGCTATAGTCCTATAATGTATCTTATGTGTAGGTTGTAGGCTTTTTATACTTTTGTATTAGTGGTTAATCTTAAATGATCAAATATTTGAGATAATGATATTTCGCCATCTTTCCAAAGTTCGGCTAATATTGGATCAAGTTTCTTTGTACCTTACTTATCCTCCAGTGCTTTATTAAGCTGGTAAACAACCTGTTCTCTCTGCTCTAAGGTTATATCACTATCTGGATCATCATCGACAAATTCTAATGCTCGTTTGATATGCTCTCTCATCCTCTTGTTTTCGGCTTCGAGGGTTTTAATTGTTTTATCCCTAAGCCTTATCTGCTCAAGTAAATAATCGCTATGTTCTTTTATTTCTCGTTTTAAATCTTTTTTTTCCATTCATTCCTCACTTTATAGGGTGGGGCGTTAACGCCACCTATAGTTATCTAGCCGTTGGCCTTGCTTTCAGTTCTATAAGTAACAACGCCCCTAACAACAGGTACTTTAATTTTAAGTATAGGGTGGAAGAATCCTGATAATCTAGTGTTTTCCATTCTCTGTACTAACAACGTGGCGTGTAGCCAACTTTCAATTATCAGGATTTTCCTTAAAATATCCAGACTGGTGCGCATTGTTTAGATCGCGTTCTGGATTCGTTAATTCAAAGATCGCCACTCTGACGATCTCGTTACTGTTTCTACACTTGGCAGATCAGCTAATTATTTCTATCCATTGCAATAACTTTTGTCTTATTGCAATGAAATAGGGTTTTGTTGCAATAAGAATATTTCTATTCGAAAGAGTCTTTTAATAGCTGTTATCTTTTTTACCCCGTTAATATTAGGCTGTGGGGTAGGGGTACGTTATTTAGTGGATTCTTTTTTATGTCTTGCCCATTGATGTAATCTCGTCAAGATTATAAACCACGAAACACTTAATAACATAGCAGCTATAAACATCCGCCTAACCCTCCTGCACTGGCGGGGTTAACGGATCAGCTTCCGTTATATTAAAATCATAAATTTGTCTTATTCTTCTCTCGGCTTTATAATTTTGATTTTTATAAGTAAAATTGAACGTTTTTAGATCTTCTTTTATCATTTTTTCTTGTACTGTAATAACAATTTTAGTAAATTCATTGTCATTAAAATCTATCCCCATCTTATTCACCCTCCTTGAGGGCTTGCTTAAGAGCTTTTAAAAGACATTCTAATATGTCATCAAGCATGCATACGTCACACTCTCCACATTCTTGATTACGATTATCGCAACCACTACAATAATCTGTATTGTTTATTATTTCTTTTATCTGCTCTAAGGTTAATACTTTTTCCATAATTTCCCTCAATTCTCCCTCAACTTAACCCCAAAAGGGGCGGAGCCTTGAGGGTGGCTCCGGTAATTAGTTAGTTACCCTCTATAAAGGGTAATAATATCGGTAATACCAAAACAAATATTAAAAGTATATTTATTACGTGTATAACCCAAGGAGTATGCTTTAAATAAAAAACTATACTATTCATATTTTTATCCTAAATAACTCATACACTTTTCGAGCATTTTTGCCCCGCAGTTATCAAAAAAAGTGTTAATTTCTTTAGATATAGGGTGTTGTATTTTTACAGCAGGTTTATTTTGCAAAGTTGTTTTTTCTACAACCTTACAAACAGTTCCTTCTTTAGCAAATCTAGCAGGTATACTACTAACTATCTTTACAAAATCGCCTTCTTGAATTTCATCATAATTAATCATAATTTCTCGACCTTCCTTTTATCTCGACCTTATTTTCACCACACCGGGCAGGTCGAGTTACCCGGTATGGCTTTTAATTATTCGTTGGATACTGCTATCTTATTCATAGTTCCTGCAATATCTTTTTGTATCTGTTATGTCGTACACATCTTTAAAACGATTACATTGCTCATCTTCACCAATAACTTGATTTTTACATTCTGTGCAATCGAAATAATTTAAGAATCCTGCTTGTCTACCTGTAGGCTTTGAATTGCAAGTTATTTCTTGACCATCAAAGTCAAGGGCCCATATATTGCCATATGCCCTCAATGTTGTTTTTTTCATTTACTCGACCTTCCTTTTTTATGTCCGATAATATTTATTATGGAAGAAGCCCCCTAAAAATGGAGGCTCCTTATTTATATCCTAAGAGGTATTTTAAACCGCCTTAAATAGCCTTAATTTTGGCTTTAATCTCGTAATTGGTTTCGATTTTCCAAAACTCTTAGAAAATATAATTTCTCTTTTTACTAAATTTATTGTTAAATTCTTGCTTCAATTTTTTTGAGCATAAATTTTATCTGCTATCTGTGTAATAATTGGCACATATTTTTTACTGCAACTTTTATGTTTATAAAGGTCTTTGTTTAATACTGGTGTATTTTCCAGCCAATTAACCTTTGATTGATATATTACTGGGATCATTTCCCCTCCTAAATAAAAAAAAGAGAGAGGGGATTTCTCCCCTTCTCTGTAGGATAGTTTTAAAACGGAGTTTCTATGAGTTTTTAGAATGGGTCAGGATCGTACATCCCTAGTCGTAGGTTACTAAATGAGGTGTATCCCTTTTGTTTTTGGCCGTATCTATTAAAATAATATGGGTTTTTTTTGCCTGTTTCTGATTTAAAACTTATTGATTTAGGCTTCCAGATTACTACCATTGAACTTAAAAACTTTTGAATGTTTTTAACCTTTAATCTAACAGGTTCTAGTATCTGGCCTAAGATGTCTATGCGTCTTATTTCAATAACAGGATTTTCGCATTTACAACATTGTTTTAAATATAAAATAATTTCTTCGTGAACTTCCTGCACAGTAGGATGTATCTTGTATATGTCTGCTTTTTGACTAACACAACAACATGATACTTTGCTCATAAAGACAGTTATCCCTCCTTTTCGTCCAAGACCAGCGAATCCTGAAAAGGTGCTTTTGGACTGTATTACTATTATAATTTAGCGAGTCTGTGTTTACTAGTGGTTTAGACAAGAAAGTCATTGACTTTTTGTTTATGAAACAATACAACCGCCTCCCTTATTTTAACCATAGCGGTACTGGAGGGGTGAATTTTACCAGATGCCCAGTTTTTAATTGACCCATGCTTGAATCCTGTTATATCTGCTAAGTCTTTATAGGTTTCTATATTATAAGCCCCCATTAATTCTAGTATTGTTATTCTGGCGTTCATTTAAACCCCTCCATTATTGGTACTAGCATTTTTATTCCTCTACAATTCTTTTAATTTCTGCTTTATCGAGCTGGTCAGATAGCTCAAACATTAATCCGCTATCACCACAAAGAGCTTCCAGTCTTGTATAACCTGATATCCTAACCATTAAAATATTTGGGTAACAATAAATATACTTACTGGATGATTGTTCAAATTTATAAACGGGTGTTTGTCCAAATTTATTGCTTATCACTTCCTCCAGCTTCAGGATTTTATCGGGTGAAATTTGTCTGTCTGTTTCTTTTTGTTCTCGTAAACCGCAATCATTACAATCAATATTTTCGTTTTCGCACATGCCAGTTACCGTACTGCAATCATAGTATGTATATTTAGGTTCTATCCCGTATGCTTTAAAAAATTCTTGCATCATTTGCCCTCCTGTATGGCTTGGATTGAGTTCTGAACTTTCAATGCCTGTTCGTATTTTTGGAGTTTGGCTTCTAGTTCCTTTACTCTATTAGCAAAATAACAGTTATAACCTTCACAATTTTGTGATGTTTTTAAACAATTTAATTTATCTTGCAGCTTCTGGTTCTTAGATTCAAGCTCATCTATTTTCTGACCAAGTTTAAGTTCAAAATCATCGCCTTTGCATAGGTCTTTACAATAATGACCACCGTCTTTAAGTTCATTTGTGCAAATATCGCAATCTTTTTCCATTATTTACCTACTTTCTTTCACGCTCCTACTTTATAACTCTTTAATCTTTCCATAAGCTCTTTACCTTGCTTAGTTCTCTCTCTTTCGGCTACGTTTACCCAATGATTATATAAGCTTTCTGAAACGCTGTAGCCTGTTGTCTTGTCATCAACCATATCAAGGTATTTATTGATTGCTAAAATTCCAAAGTGTATTTTTTGCATTTCTCCATCCTAAAATTAAGCCTGTAACCACAATTAAGGCACATATCATAAACTAAAAAACCGCCCATCTTTTTGATGTTGCGGTGTTCACAGTGGGGTGATTCTTTTATTAGTGGGGATTCTTTATACATAAGACCTCCTATTAACCATGTAAAATCTTGCTTATTCTCTTTTGGGTGGCCTTAATTTCTTTCTCGCAATCCTTGTCATAATTGCCACTTTTAAGCCCCCAGAGAAGAAAGCTTGAAGTCTACTTCAAGCTTTCTTTAGTCGCTACTAGTTTTAATTTTGACGGGTCGATTTTATCAATTGCCGTATTTGTGGCATTAATAAAGCCTTTAGTTACTCCAAGCATTGGTTAACCTCCTTTTTTAACTCCTAAAACTAGTGCCATTAAAAGTAAGAACTGTTTTACACATTTCATCCAGACGATCTAAAATAGCTTTAAACTCATCTGAAAATTTAAACCTGGCAGGATCTTTTAATTTTTCAATCATTTCAGGATTTGCCGTAATTGCTATACATTTTTTATTTTTGTTTAATTTATCAACTATTTCAAAAGCAAGTTCCATGCGTTTATCGGTGTATGATTCCCTGCCGATATCATCCAGAATAAGAAAGTCAAATTTTAGCAAATCGTCTATTATTTGGCTCTGTTTTATAAGCGATCCGGGTGTATAAGTTGCTGTAATTCTGTTTAATATTTCAGTAAAGCTTATAATCATTGCGGTATAACCGTTATTAATAAGCTCTTTTAAAATACAAATAGCAAGAGTAGTCTTACCTCTTCCTTTTGTACCAATCATAAATAAGCCGTTGCCTGTTAATAAGTTCATATCGAAGCAATCCACGTATTTTTGACATTCTTTTTTATTTTCAGTATCGTCTATTGTTGAAAAATCCCAATTTAAAAAACGTGGAGGAATTTCCGCAGCTTTGTATCTATCCATCAAAAGTGATTTTTGTTTGGCTTGTTTTTTCTCTTTTTCTTGTTTTTCTAATTGCTGTTTTTGGCAATAACAAAGCTGTTTCATTACTCTTGGCGGTGATAATATCAGATCATTTATTCTAATTTCTTCTCTTAAAAATTCCTGATAATCATCGCATTTTGGACATTTTTTTAAATTATTATTTATCAGGGTTAAGTGTCCATCCTGATTTTCCTGATGCATTGGTATTTGATTCATTACATCTCTTACCTGTTCCATTATTCCCTCCATAGCTCCTATTTTTCTTTACTTGTTCTTCCTTTAATTTAGTAATATGTCTTTTAACCCAGCTTCTTAACGCTGCATAATGATTAGGTTCTGTATGTCCTCTTGATAACCAAGTGTCAAAATCTTCGCAAGTTTCTTTTGTAAACTTTTCTGATTCGTTTTGTGTTATCGGTTCAGCCATATATAAGGCTCTTAAATTTTCAAAATCTCTATAAGTTATTTGTACATTGCCAAATTCACCAATTTCTAAAATTTCAATTTTTTCTTGATTAAGAGAGAGAGTAATATCTTCTTGAATTCTTGAGTTCTTATTTAGTGGTTTTTCTATGGTTTTTTCATGGTTTTTCTTTGGTTTTTCTATGGTTTCTTGGTTCTGGTATTTATCGTAATTCAGTACGTTTAAGATGGTTTTTTTTCTGATAATTCTTTTAGATATCATCTTTTCATTAATTAATAAGTCAATAAATGATCTAACTTTAGTATTTGACCACTTCCAACGGCTTTGTAGTGAATCATTAGAAGCAACATACTCACCCCGATTTACTACAATCGGCCTACCGTTTATTAATTGGGTGGTTTTTTCAAAACAAACTAAAAATAAAAGATCGTCCCATGCTTCATATTTTGTAAATGGTCGATCTTCATTTGTAGGATAAAGCCAATGGTCTTGAATTGACCTATACTTTTTTATCCAGCCTTCTTTCATCTTAATTCCTCTTATTTAACAAGCTCATGCGTAAACTCAATACCATAATCAGCCCATAGCTGACCTCTTGTTTTTATTGTTGGCTTTTCTTCTTTGATAACCTCTGTTTTATCATCCAGATACTTTTTAGAGTAAACTGTAGCTCCTACACCTTTAAAAGATTGGGCTATAAAATCTCTAATATGGTCATCTGCTCCGCCAGTTATACTATTTTTATCCAGATTAAAGACCCTGTAATTAAATTCATCCATTAATATTCCTCCTGTGACCAATGAAAAGGGGTTTCCTCTTTGTTTGGTCTGCCTAATACCCTTACTAGTTCCAGCACACTCGCTTTCATCTGGCATTTTTGTTTAGATTCAGACCTTTTAAAAAAATCGTGATTGAAACAACCACGACAAACCCCTCCCCTGTTATGACAATGTAAGGCCTCCTCTGTCCACCTAAAGGGTGGTGAGATTTTTCCTAAGTCATTGATTTTGCGTATCATACTAAATCCCCCTGCACTGTTTGTAGAGTTCTTCGTAAGCAGGGTATTTTAAAAAATAGTCCTGTGTCTTTGCCTGAAAATAGCACCCAGAGGCAAAGATTAAGATAAAAATAATTCCCACCGATAAGGTGAGAATATCTAATGATTTCTTTTTAAAATAAAAGCGACACCGCTCCAACTGTATATTAATTAAACTCATACTCTAACCCTCTCTATAAATAAAAAGGCGGAAATTAATCCGCCGCTTTTTCTCTTTTTAACTTTCCATCTTCAAACCAATACCAATAATCTGGTCTAATTTTCATATTCTTTATTTTGTCACCAACTTTACCCTTGTAAACATCTTTTATAGACCAGTTATAATTATTATCTTGTCGCCAATCAACAATTATAATCCAGCCTTTTTCTGCTCTTGATTTACCTTGAATGCCTAAACAACAAGATATCGCCTCATCCCCAGAGGTGTTAGCGTGTGCCTTATACCCAGAGGTGTTAGCGTGTGCATAATTCCCAGAGGTGTTAGCGTGTGCCTTATACCCAGAGGTGTTAGCGTGTGACTTATCCCCAGAGGTGTTAGCGTGTGACTTATCCCCAGAGGTGTTA